CCCCGGTGTTGAACATCGGATACACACCGATAATTTTCTTACTCACTCCTGTTCGCCTCCTTCTTCCTGCCCCGGTTTGCACAACCACGGCTGCAATATTTTCGTTCCAGTCCGTACTGATGCCGGTAGGAAAACTCCCTGCCACACACCGGACAGATCTTTGACCGCACTGTTCTCCAGTTTTCCGGCTTTGGGTGGGTGTTGTTCCATCTTGACCGGCATTCCGGTGAGCAAAACTTTCTCGGTCTGCCCTTATGATTCGGCACAATGGCTGTACCGCACTGAGGGCAGAACGAAAAAGCCATGTCCTTAATCATCTCAGATATATAATCTTCCATCTGCCCTCACCTCACTCTCATTTTTCGCCGTTTCTTCGGCGGTTTCTTAGAAAAATCTCATAATTCATACGAAAAGCGGCGAAGTGGAAATCGGCCCCGTCCCGCCCGGTTGAATTGTTGTTGCGGCGGCCGATTCTCGCTTGCCCTCGCTCCTCCCGGAACAAGCTAAAATGTGCGAAAGCTCCCTGTTTTCGAGAAGTTTCACACACTTTGGTTCATTTCGGGGAAAAAGAATGGCACCGAAACCGAAGCTCCGATGCCTGTACATTTTCCTGTTTCATTTTGTGCCGTTAATCCTCTAACCCCCGGCCTATAAATTTTGCGGTTTTTCACAGAAAAGGGCGCACCGGTCTCCGTGTGACTTCACCGTAGAGAAGTGACCCCGGCCCCCGGCGGGGGTGTCAGTAGGTGTAGGTCGGGTTGATGTCTTCGGTCAGCGTCTTCTTATCGTGACAACTCTTGCAGAGAGACTGCCAGTTGTTCTGATCCCAGAAAAGTTTCTGATCACCACGGTGTGGAATGATGTGATCCACAACCGTTGCCCGGACGTACTTGCCCTGCTTGGCACACTGCACACAGAGCGGATGAGCTTCCAGATACGACTTTCTGACTTTCTGCCACCGCCTGTTGTATCCACGCTTCGCTGCCGGGCGGGTCACCTCTGGATGGAGAGGCAGGTGCTTCTCACAGTAGAGCTGGCCGGCTTCCACCAGCTCTGGGCAGCCGGGGTGATGGCACGGTGTCTTTGGTCTGTATGGCATGGGTCAGTCCTCCCACGGAAGACCAGCCTTACCGAAGTGACCGTAAGCACTGACCTTGTTGTAGTCTACATCTAGCAGTCCCAGACGCTGGATGATCCCCTGCGGGGTCAGATCGTAGCTGTCATGGACATAGGCTTCGATGAAGTCAATGGACTGGTGTTCCGTACCGAAGCACTCCACCGACACCCCCACCGGCTGCACCACGCCGATAGCGTAAGCCAGCTGGACTTCGCACTTGTCAGCGTAGCCCGCCTGCACGATGTCCTTGGCAATCTTCCTCGCCATGTATGCTGCGGAACGGTCCACCTTGGTGGGATCTTTACCGCTCAGAGCGCCACCACCCATGCGACCGATACCGCCGTAGGTATCGCACGCCAGCTTTCGGCCAGTCACACCACAGTCGGCGTAGCTGCCGCCCAGCACGAAACGACCGGTCGGATTGACGAGCTTCGTAAAGTCACCGTCCAGACCGTATTCGCAGGCGGCCAATACCATCATGGATTCGATGATGTGCCGGAAGTCGCTGACCTCCACATCCGGGCTATGCTGCACGGAACAGAGGCAGGTGGTGATACGACCGGTGTCGTAATCGTAGCTGACCTGTGCCTTGGCATCTGCACGGAACATCTTAGACGGATGGTTCTTCAGCAGTTGCAGGAACTTGGTAGCGACCATATACGGGATCGGCATCTGCTCTGCCGTCTCGTTGGTGGCGTAGCCATACATGATTCCCTGGTCACCGGCACCGCCCTTATCCACACCCAGTGCAATATCCGGGGACTGCTTGTCCACCAGAATGCCGATGCGAAGAAGCTCGGTCAGGTTCCAGCCCAGCTTTTCAGCACCGATGCGGTTGAACACATCGTGGACAATCTGCTGATAGTTTGGCCGGTAATCGGTGGTGACCTCACCGGCAATAAAGAGCTGGCTCTTTTTCAGCAGACACTCGATTGCCACACGGGCGTTCCTGTCATGCTGAAGAATGTCGGTCACAATGGCATCTGCAATCTGGTCACAGATCTTATCGGGATGGCCATTGCTGACCTGTTCACAGGTGATAATCTTACTCATGTTCTGTCCTCTCTTTCATGTATCACAAAGCAGGCCGCCTTTGCCCTTGCCCACAAATAGGCTCCCACAAAGACTGCCTGCCCTGTCTCTGTTCATGGTTTCCGTTCATTCTCTTACTTCCCTTTCTTCTTCTCAACCCATGTAGCATGTAGCAACCATGTAGCTGAATTTTATATAAGAAAGCTATAAAAGAAAGTAATAATAAAAAGGTTATGAAATCTCGGCTACAAACCAGCTACATGCTACAAAGCACCCAAAATCAGAAAAAAAAGGTCACAAAAGACTGTCCTTTGGCTTATATGCGTCCTGTACCGTCAGGTCTTCCGCTCCAGCTTCTACTTCCTTGAACTTGCAGTCCATGATCAGCGTAGTCTGTCCGCCACCGCCTTTGGGGCGCTTTCGGACCACTTTGAAATGCACGCCGATAGCATTTTTAAAGTTCTTCTGATTCTCTGAGGAATACCCGTTCTCCTCACACCACTTTGTATACAGCTGGTATGCTGCTGCCGTCCGAAGTTCCGACCCATCCTCTTTTTCAAGCCACGCCTCAATGAACTGCCCGATCCGATCAGAATCATCCTTGTAATCTTCCGTGGCTTTCGTGACAGCCTGCGGAAGTTCCAAACCCCGCTGGCAGAACTTTTTGTACCCTTCCAGACACCAGTTGAAAATACCTGACAGGTTCTCCGGCTTCGCAAACTGCCCCTTCAACCCCTGGTCCTGTTCTCCCTCTTCAAAGTGACGGTTAAATGGAATGATCTTCAGTCGGCCGGATTGGAACAAGGTCATATCATTGACATTAGGCAGGTAGTTCGTATTGATAAAAATCTTGAACACCGGCACAAAATCAAAGCTGTTCTCATTTAGGAATCGGGCGTTGATGGTATCGTTGCCGGTCATTCTTTTTACGAGAGCTGCATTAAATGTGATCTTCTTCTCCGGCTCAGAGATATTTACAAATCTGGAGCCGACCAGACGAGCCACTTCTTCCGAAGGTCCGCCTGTGTTCCCACCACGGAATTTAGCTGCCAGCATATCCGGATTCGATGTCTTTCCATAGTCGCCCATAATCTTCAGGAATGTTTCCATTGCAGTGCCTTTGCCGTTTCGGGAAGTGGCACCGTAAAGGATAAACATACACTCCTGCGAGGTGTCTCCTGTCAGGGCGTATCCCAAAGAACGCTGAAGGAAGTCTGCCAGATCTGCATCTCCACACATGACCTCCTTGATAAACGAGTGCCAGCGTGGACAGTCTGCATCCGGGTCATAGGTAATACCGGATTCCATTGTGAGATAATCCTCCGGCCGATGTTCCCTGAATTCCAGTGTCCTCATATCCAGCGTTCCATTTTTGCAGTTGAAGAAATACTTGTTTCTGTCAAATGCCTGCATGGAGATTGGATACACGGACATGGCATCTCTTAGCATTGTTTCCCGATTCTTACGCAGCTGCAGCTTTCGTACACGGTCGATGAACCGCTTCCTGGCATCCTCTTCGGTGATCGTCAGGGCAAATACATATAGCTTGTCAGCCAGCAGCTTTGCCAGTTCCGACACCTTGAGATTGCCTTTGTCCGGCCGCCAGACAGATCCGTCATAGACATACCAGCCTTTACGCTCACTGTTGTACCGGGCGATCTGCTTGAAATAATCCGCAAACATATTGCCCATGCCGATCTCATTTCGGCCATACCGGGAATTTGTGTGCGGTGCCATTTCTTCCAGCGTGATCGTGATCTTGGTAAGATCCGGCTGGAATTCGACATAGTCATCCTCATCCAGCTTGGAAAACTCCTCATCCACGATATCCTGTGCGTTGACAGGCATATAGACGGCCGAACAGGTATTGACGGTATTGCGGATAGAGATCGCGCCGTAGGTCGAACCAGCCTGTTTTCTGTCCCACTTGTCACGCATCAGACCGGAAGTACGGAAGATACGGTCCATCTGCTCCTCATCACAGCCACACCAGAATGCCAGAATAGACAGTAATGCCATATCTGCATCTGACTGGCTGCCATAGAGGTCTTCCCAGTCACCGGCAAAGAGTTTTTTGAACTTTTCCGAGTTGCTGGCTTCATTGGCGTGCGCGATGACAGCCTCATCATCCAGGTACGAATGGTGCTGGAAATGAGTCTGCTGCACCTGCTTGTTTCGCTTCATCAGCGTGTCCAACAGTGTCGTCATTGCGGTTTCATCGTTCGGGATCTCCCCTGTGCGGTAAACATCTCCCGTTACGGTGACGAAGCGATTTGTCGCACCGGGCATATACACTTCCAGACCCTTGCTACGGTTGTTGATGTAGTAGACCGTCTTGTCATAGACGTAGTCTTCCGGCACACAAAAGAAACCTCGCAGTCCTTTGCCGGACGGAGATTTTTCCACATAAGCCGTAGGAAAGATGGAAAGGACGGTATCCGCCGTATCGTTCAGCGTACCATCCTCCCGGATACAGTGGTCGATATCAAATGCTCCGATTCCGTTGCCAACAGCAATACCGATACCGTCATAGCCGCCCATTGCATAAGTGACGAGGGTATTCTTGAAATCTGAGAATGTACGCAGGTCATTAATCCTCGCCCGTTCCCCCGTTGCCGGGTTAAATGGCATCTTGGTCTTCTGGCCATTGCGCTTTTCAAACTTCCAGACACAGAAGCTGCAGGTCGTTTTCAGCTTGCCCGGAATGTTCTTGATGTCCATCATGCCTGCGCCTCCCTTCCCATGCAAGCCTGCATCGCAAACTGCTTTTTAACAGCAGCTTCGATCTCCTGCTTTTTCTTGGCCGAGGTCACACGGCAGAGCCGGTTGCACAGGACCATCTTGTCAATGGTCGTGATCTGTTCCACCAGCAGAATGGATTCTTCCAGTCCCTCATCCCGGAGCATTTCGCAGTCTCTCCCGGTGACCGGAATGTGTACCGGCAGCTCCAGCTTCTTCAGCTTGGAACTCATCGGGATTACCGTGATGATCGGAGAATTGCGGTTTGCCATATCGTTGCTGATAACCAGCACCGGGCGGTTCCCGCTCTGCACCGAAGTGCCATAATGATTCCCCAGTTCTGCAAACCAGATCTCATACTGCTTCGGTATCTTTGGTACCGGCCATCTGGTAAGCGGCATCTCCTGAATCGGCGCTCTCTCTGGTGCCGGCTGACAGGATACTACTGCCCTTTTCTTGGTCTTCCCTCGCTGATTGATGTATTTATTAACGTGGATCTTCCGTCCATGTGCTGCTGACCGGGCATTCTTTTTCTTTCTCCCCATTGGGACCTCACCTCCAGTTTGATAGCAAAAAGGCCGCTGAAGCTCTAATCCTTATAGCGGTCACAAATGTAAAAAGGCATAAAAACACCGGATGCTTTCCAGTATCTTTATGCCTTTGTTTTTCCTATTTTCCTAGTTTAAAGTATAGCAAAAAACCGATGTACAGTTAAGAAGGAAAAGTTCAAAAACAGTTCGTTTCCGTTCGTAAAGTTCAGTTTTTGCAGAACTTTTTTTCCAACTGCCGCATCTGCTCCCTGTTGGAGAAAAGCTCTTCTGAAAACTGCTGCAGCCCGATTTTCTTATGATAAAAGACGGCTGTTTTTCCCATATGCTTTCCATTCTCAAATTCGACTGCTTTCAGCGGAACCCGATCCAGGCAGTGCTGTCTCACAACGATCTGCGCCTTACTGTCTCTGATCCGAAACGCCGCTGCATCAGCCAGCTTAAGCCACTCTCTTACCGCTGTATACCTTGCAAGACCTTCTTCTGCCTGCTGGTCATACATTTCCTTTTCACCCGGATATTTAGAATCCGCAGCCATTTCAAGATCCTGCCTCCACTGCATTTGTGTTTCCTCCGCCAGCATTTTTACCCTGCTGTATTTCTGGCAGACTTCTTTTGCAAAATCCAGCATGTCCTCTGCTGTTTCCTGTTTCATATTCCGTATCACCTCCTCTGATAGCGGCCAATTGTGTCGGCCATTCCAATAAGGGCATTTTCTTTCTCCCGGACTACCATTCTCCGGGTCAGCAATTTCCCTTCCGCCCCCGTAATCTCCGACTGCTTCTTCCCATCCACAAACAACTGCTCCGCCACAAGCCGGGTCTGGCCGCGCAGACTGCGAAGCCCGATCTCAAAGAGTTCGATCTGCTCACAAACCTCATAGTAAGGCTCCAGAAACTGCTCCGTGCGCTGTGTCTGCACTTCCCGGTTCATGGATGCCAGCACCTTATCGCAATTAAGGACCGTGCGTTCCACTGGGTTCGACAAGCCGCTTGTCTGTACCCGCTCGGATTCCTCATGTGCGCCCTGTGACAGTTTATAGATGATCTCTTCTTTCGTGTAAAACCACGATTTGGATTCTTCATACTGCTGTCGGAGCAGTTCCCGCCTGCGGATCAAACAGCGATAGGAATCGGCCAGTTTTTTGACCAGCTCCAGACAATCCACCTGTCCAGGTTCATTGGCAGATGCCACATTCTTTTCCTCAGCCATTGTTCGTCCTCCTTTCTGACCGATCCTATTGGTACTTAGCTTGGTGCTTTCCCAGCGGCTTTCTTCTTTCTCCGCTTGGCTGCTTCCTGATGCACCCGCTCCTTCACCCCTTCAATCAACCGGTCCGCATCCAGATCCGTAAGCGTCTCATACCACGGAGAGTGAAAGAATCGTTCCAATCTTTCTTTCTCGTGCATTGCATCCCGGTTCTTTGGATTGACATCCAGCCGGTGAAGCGCCCACTTATAATCCTTGACCGCCTGCAGGATGATGGCGTTTGCCAGGTTCTCATAGCAGGCCATATTTTCACTGACAGCAATTGCAGCATTTCTTACTCTGCTCATTTTCAACGCCTCCCATCTTGTCATACCAGGGAGCCGGCACCTTCTCTGGAGCAATACCGTATTTAAAAACATAGATCGTGTGCCATGCCGTCTCATACAAAAGATCCAGCAAACGGCGGTTTGCTTCCGGCAGTTCATTTGCTTTCTTGATAAACTGCTCGATAAAGTGCTCCCGGTTCGTATTCTCCAGATTCTGGCTCTTTTCCCTTGCAATGACTGCCTCTGCAAACTGAAAACAGATCTTTTTGTACTGCTGGACACAGTCATATTTCCATGTGACTGCATCCAACAGGATCTTTCGTTTCCCATCCGGGGTGAGCTTGGGCATATTCTGGATCTTGGATTTCTGATACAGTTCCATAGCCTGTTCTTCCTTACAGAATTCCTGCTGCATCCAGAGCTCACTTGCCCGGATATGGCACATCAGAAGTTCCACTTCATGCTCATAGGCTTCCTTCATGAGAAGATCCCGGTTCATCCGCAGGTCTGCTGCCCTGCGGATCGGGTTCGCACCAAAGAGCTCACAAAGAAGTCCCTTTTCGCCAATCGGCCGAAACATTGCCCAGGGGATGAAAAATCCCTCCTCATCTCTTTTGGCTTTCATTGCCGTTACCGGCTTGGACTTTTTATAACGATAATCGCTCTCCTCTGCCGGGCGGCGGTCCTCTGCATTCAAAAACAGATACTTTTTCATATTCTCTCCTATCTCCCCAGCTGTGCCTTGACCGCTGAGATCAGTTTTTCCTGTGTCATGTCCTTCTGCTCCAAAGCCGCCATGACATCCTCGTCCACCGTGTCCTTGGTGATGATATGGTGGATGGTGACCACATCCGTCTGCCCCTGCCGCCAGAGTCTGGCATTGGTCTGCTGATACAATTCCAGGCTCCATGTCAATCCAAACCAGATCAGGATGTGTCCGCCTTGCTGGATGTTCAAACCGTGTCCGGCCGATGCCGGATGGATCAGGGCAACCGGGATGTTCCCAGCATTCCAGTCCCTGATGTCGGTGCTGCTCTTGATATCCCGTACCGGAATCTTTTGCTTTGCCAAATGCTCCATGATGCGCTGGCGGTCATGCTTGAACCAGTAGGCCACTAGCACTGGCTGTCCGTTGGCCGCTTCGATCAGATCTTCGAGAGCTTCCAGCTTGTGGTCATGGATGACTCGTGCTTTGCCGTTCTCGTCATAGACAGCGCCATTGCTCATCTGCAACAGTTTCCCTGTCAGTGATGCAGCATTGGCAGCATCTATGTCACCGTCTTTCAGCGGGATCAGCAGATCTTTCCGAAGCATATCGTAGAGTTCCCGTTCCTGCGTGTTCATCTCCACCTCGTACCGGCTTGGAATACAGTCCGGCATACGAAGGTAATCCAGTGCTTTCATAGAAATCGTGATATCCGAGATCCGCTGGTAGATCAGCTCCTCTGCTCCTTCTCTGGGCTTGTATTGGAACACAACACCCGTGGAAGGATTCATGGAAGAAGCCTTGAAATAAGCCTCCCGGTACCGGCCGATGAATTTGCCAAGCCGCTCCCCGCCATCCAGAATCCCGATCTCCGCCCAAAGATCCATGAGACCATTGGAAGAAGGGGTGCCGGTCAATCCGACCCATCGTTTCACATACGGGCGGACTTTCCGCAGGAATTTAAAACGCTGGGACTGGTAGTTTTTGAACGATGACAGCTCATCGATCACGACCATGCCAAAATCCCAGCGCATTCCGTTTTTCTCATAATACTCCACCAGCCATTTGATATTTTCACGGTTGATGACATAGATCATCGCCGGATGGTGGAGTGCTGCAATGCGAGTCTTTGTATCACCTACGATGACAGAAATATCCAGGCCTTGCAGATGATCCCACTTTTCGATCTCTGCCGGCCATGTATCACGGGCCACACGCAGCGGCGCAATTATCAGAACCTTGCTGACCTCGAAGGTCTCCAGCATAAGGTCTTTGATGGCCGTCAATGTGATAACGGTCTTTCCTTAACCCAAGCCCATATCCAGAAAAAGGGCTGCGACCGGGTGTGTTTTGATATACTCCGTACAGTAACTCTGATAATCATGAGGAATGAACTTCATTTGGGCATCACCTCCTCCCCGGCATCCTGTGCCCGTGTTTCCAGCTCCTCGCTTTGTGTATTTCCTTGTGGCAGCGTAACTTCCGGCATCTCCGGAATCTTCGCCCCGATTCCCTGGGGGATAGGCTCGCCCGGTTTCCAGCAAATCAACGCATGGATAGCAGGCTGGATCTGTTCCGGGCGGTCTACGCAGAATACCGGGAAGCCCAGTGCCTCCAGCTGCAGTCTGCGTTTTCTCTGAAGGATACGCATCTGCTTGCCGGGAGCTTTCAGTTCCACAAAAGCACACTTGCCGCCGAGCAGCAAAACCAGTCGATCCGGCACACCGTTCATGCTCTGGCTGGTGAATTTAAGGGCCTGCCCACCGGCTGCCCTGACTGCTTCCACAAACTGCTTTTCGACTTCATTCTCCCTCATCCGGCTTCGCCTCCTCTGCCCGCCAGACACCGATGCGTGGGCGTTTCTTTTCCCGGCATTCCCTTTTCGGGTGTTTCCTTTTTTGGTGCTTCTTCCTGCGCTCTTCCCGAACTACATTGCCGATGGCTTCATTGGCAGTCGGGTCCGGGTGGCTGTGGCTGACTTTCCTGTTCAGAGATCCTTCCTCTTTGTGTTCTGTGATCCAGTGAATGACATCTTCCATACCGTCACCTCACTGATTGATCTGCTTCCACTGCTGCGGCTCCATCGTGGCAACCTGCCAGCCGATGCCCTCCAGTGTGGTAGCACGGTCATAGGAAACAACATCCTGCGATGCACGGGTCACCGCATTGGACAGACCGTACAGAGAAAGGTCTCCGCCTTCAATGAGGTACTTGAGGATACCTTCCTGTTCCTCGGCATTGATGCCATAGCTCTGGGCAGTCAGCTGCACCACATCCTGTACCCTGCCGGTGATCGGCACTGCCATAGATTCCTGCAGGCGGCCGACCACCTGGGAAAAGCGAGCCTCATCAATGGCAGCCATCGTGGTATCGCGGAGTTTCAGCAGGAATGCCTTGTCCTCTGCTTCCATCGTCTCATCCGAATACAGGACAAAGCTGTCCTCCACTGCTTTTGCCTGCCGGCCCACATGATGACGGCGTTCGCCCATGTCATTGACCACCATGCCGTTGGTGCAGACCAAACGGTATACCAGCGGCTGAATCGACACGGCTCCCAGACCGACCTCGGAGTTGGAGATCATCACGCCAGCCTGGACGATGTCGCCCTTGCGGACTTCCATCTCCAGACGGTGATTGACCACCTTGAGGTACAGACGGTTCTCCGTCACCTCGCAGGACATGACCTCGTACTGGTCGTTGCCTGCAAACAGCGGCAGGACAGCTGTGGCAATCTCCATGTTGTCGATACGGCGATAGCGTTCCGACAGCAGCGCACGGGCTACCTGTCCGGCACCGTAATCCATAGAGCGGACCATGTAAGAGCTGGGCTTGTCCGCAAACCAGCTGTTCACATTCTCTGCCAGCAGTTCCGGCTTTTCTTTCTGCATGAGATCATAGTATTTGGCCGGGATACCCAGTGCCGATGCCACCTGACGATGGAACAGCGAGGTCGTACCAAACACCTCCTGCTGGCTGGTTGTAAGATGATTGATCTCGAAGGTGTGTCCATCTTCCCGGAGGCGCATTCCCTGCGCCGGGCTGATAAAATCCTGCTTGGCCTGATTCTGACGGTTCAGTTCGACCAGGACTTCCTGCAAATTTCTTCCTGTTTTCATAGCAATTTTCCTCTCTATCTCTGCGGCGCATATTTATACGCCCGTTTATGCGTCCGTGTCCTTCCGACAAAAACGCCGTGTTTTTATAACTACAAGTGCTTATAATTCCCGGTTGATCATCTGCCGGATGATCCGAACGGCTCCCTGCATACGCCTGCGGTTCAGCCGGGTATCTTGCAGGAGTGTGTCCAGAGCATCCACCTCGTCCCGGATGTCACAGAGGACCGACCGCTGATGGTCAGCCAGGCGTTCATTCTCCTGTTCCATGCGGTCGTACTCTTTTTCGTAACCATCGATATCCTGCACATTAGTTTCGATATATTCCTCGATCTCCCGGCGAAGTTCCTCTCCGGCATAGTCCTGCACCGCATCCAGCAGATCCCGGATGCCAAAGGGTATCAGAAGTTTTCCGTCCTTCATTTTCAGAACATGAGGCATCTTGCTCCCCCCTTTAATCCTTGAAGTAGTAGCTGCCCTTATATCCGGCAGCATTCAGAGGAAGATCCTTGCACCACTCCGGGTTAACGGACATCAGCTTGCAGACCTCATCCACCGTGTACCGATCCTTGGGTGCTTCGATGATGACTTCATCGTGAACATGACCGACGATATTCAGGCCATAGCCTTCCATCCGGGCCATTGCTTCTGCCAGAATGTCACGAGCAATCGCCTGTGTCGCATTCTCCACCAGCCGGCCGGAGTAGGTTTCCTGTCTGGCCCATTTGTGGTTCTGCCCCACTCCTTCATAGGTCAGGCTCATGCGACCGAAGCGGTTCGGCTGCAGTCTCGGCTTCAGATACGCCAGCTTTCTTCCAGAAGGAAGCAGCATCCAGAGCGTACCGGAATAAAACTCAAACGCCAGCTTACCGATCTCCTGTCGCTTTCCGGTTTTAAACGCCTGCGTTGCCGCCTTTTCCACATCCCACCAATACTGGACGATCTTCGGATTGGCTTCCCGCCAGGAATCAATGATCTCCGGCAGTTCCTCCTCTTTCAGGCCCATCTGCAAAGCACCCATGCTGATGAGTGCGCCGGAAGAACCACCATAACCGCAGGCCAGCTCTGCCACCTTTCCTTTCTGCCGAAGTTCCCCGTTGATGCCGTGCTTCACCACCGGCACATGAAACATCTGGCTGGCAGAGGCACAGTAGATGTCCTTCCCTTCCAGAAAGGCTTCCAACCGCCACTCCTCGTCGGCTTCCCATGCAAGCACACGGGCTTCGATGGCGGAGAAGTCGGCCACGATGAATTCACAGCCTTCTTTGGGGATCAGCATGGTTCGGATCAGCTGGGAAAGCACATCCGGGGTGTTGCCGTAGATGGTCTCGACCATATTAAAACACCCCAGCTTCACCAGTTCCCTTGCCTCATCCAGCGTAGAAATATGGTTCTGCGGCAGATTCTGCAACTGGATATTCCGGCCGGAATACCGACCTGTGCGGCTGGCTCCATAGAACTGGAACAGCCCTCTGGCTCTGCCATCTGAGCAAACACAGCGTTCTGCCGCCTGGTATTTCTTCACAGAACTTTTCGCCATCTGAAGCCGGAGCTTCAGCATGTCCATTGCCTCGGCATCCACTCCATTCTTGTCCAGTTCATCGATCATCTGTGCTACATCCTTTTTTCCGAGCGTGTCCATCGGAATGCCACGCTCATCCAGCCATGACTTCAGCTGTGACACAGAGTTGGGATTCTCAAGCCCGGTCAGTTTGTAGGCTTTCTTACTCATAGCGTCCGAGAGCATCAGGTCACAGGCAATGGCCTGCTGCACCAGCTCCGTGTCGATCTTTACGCCCCGGTCATTGATACGCTCATTGACCCGGTAATGCTTCCACTCCTGCTCCGGCATCGGGAATTTCTTCAGCCGCTTATAAATGTCCACCTCGGTGTTGACATCCTGAATGCAGTAATACTTAAACTTCTCCCAGTCTGCCGGGTAATGCTCCGGAAGATTCCGGGTTCGCATCCCATTGCTTTTCGTCGGCTTACAGGGCATGGAAAACAGCTTGATCAGCCGCTCGCCTTCCTTGTCTTTCTGCTGGCTAGTCTTCAGCACGGTGCCAACATCCTTTAGAGCCATTGGCAGAGTCAGCGATGCCGCCATAACCATCGTGCAGATCCAGCTGTCTGGCGAAAGGAATTCTCCTGGCTTCAGATACTGTCCGGGATAATGCCGGTTCAGGTGCACCGAGAAGCACACCCGTTCAAAAGACGCATTGTGGGCGATCAGGCGCACATTGCCGGACTGGAAATCCTCCAGCAGTTCTGCCGGAATAGCTTCTCCCGATGCAAGGTCTGCACATCTGGCCTCTCCAAAGCCATTCCCTTCATCGGTTGCCCAGGCGACCAGCAGGATCTCAAAGCTGGGATCTGTGGCATAGCGGTACAGGCCGCATTTTCCGATGTCCACCTCGCTGTAGGTCTCAATATCGATCAGCGTTTCTTTCAAATATCTCACCTCTATTCGATGTAAAAAGCCGGAGGACACCCTGGCATCCCCCGGCACGGTTACTTATCTGTGTTTCTCTTAGCGAAGGTAATCCGGCAGTTCCTCACCGGCATCGCCGCCCAGAACATCCTCATCGTCCAGCGCATCAAAATCAGACTCTGCCGATGCCTTGCCGGACAGACGGTCACCATCCTTGACGAACTGTACGTTCCCCAAGCCGGCAGCCACACCGCGGTTGCCATTGGCGTTAAAAGCGTAGAAGTTCACACTGACGTTGCAGTAGCAGCCGGAGTAGACCATCATCGGGTCTGTCACAGGCTGGACATGACGGTCCACGACCTGCGGTGCATCCTTGCTGGAGGCATTCACAAAGAAATGCTCCTGATAATTCTCATCGTCCGGACGGTCGATGTCACCGTCACGCAGAGGCAGCTTCAGGTTCGGCGGGATCTTACCGCCCCACTTACGGGTCTTGCCATCCTCCTTGGCTGCCTCCACTGCCTTGTGGATCGCCAGCAGGGTCTTCTTGTCCTCCTTCGGGATCAGGCAGGAAACGGAATACTTAGCCTCGCCGCCGTTGATGCTCTTTGCTTCAAAAATGTTTGCGAAAGAGATACGGCATGGAATCACGACCTTAGTTGCACTGGAAATCTTGTTAGCCATAATAAAAATCCTCCATCAATCTGTTTTTGTGTATTGCTGCTGCCCTCAGTCGAGGACAGCAAATTCATCTTCCGCAGTCTGCAGATCGACTGCCTCTCTGGGGTCCGAATCCGGGACAAGTGCCAGCTTACCGGGCGGCTTGACCACATACTCTCCCAGAATCTCCTGGAACTTTTTCTTCCCCATGAGCTTTTCAAAGTCTGTCAGGGAGATCAGCTCCGTCTTATAAATATCGGTGTATCCGGCCTTCTCTGCAGCGGCCACCACCGATTTCGTATCAAGGAACTGCCGCTTGCTCCTGCCCTCGACCACCTTATACCCATCCCAGCTGACACCATGATTGATGGCCTCGGAACTGACATAGGCAAAGATGGCTTCGATCCAGGATTCGATACGGTTCAGGGTCGGCAGCATCTTCTCAATGTCTGTCTTGGAAAGCAGTGCCGGGGATTTAAAGGTCGGCACGGAGGTGTCCGGGTCAAAGGATGCTGTTGCATCTGTTTCCTCGGTTTCATCCTCCAGCACGCCGGCATCCAGATCCAGAAACTCTTCTTTCACCAGAGCCATTGCTTCATCGGCACAAGCTTTGCAGGAAGTTCTGGCACGACAGAACCGACACCAGTCACCGGGAACCTGCTCGCCTTTTCCTTCAAAGGCCAGCTTTGCCCTCGGTCTGACATAGGTCTCTGCCCAGTCCAGCAGTTCCTCCACACTGCATTCAAACGTTGAGATATTTTCCAGTCTCGGCTGGATAATGGTCATGGACACCTTTTTGATGCTGTACAGATATCCGTAGGCATGGTAAGCACCCAAGGCGTACAGCATCATCTGCGGATTATGGTCACAGTTTACGAACACGCCCTTGCCGTTCTTGTAGTCCATAACGTAGAGCGTCCCATCTGCGATGATCACGCAGTCGCCGGTACCAAAGCCAGATGGAACCAGGTAGCTGTAATCCAACCGTTCCTCCACCATGACCAGCGGATGCGGACAGGTCTCCTTGATGCGCTCCACCGTGGAAATGATGAACTCCGCATAGATATCGGTGTTCGCTTCCATCTCCTCATCCTCGTACTCGGAGATTGGGCGCTTCACCCGTTCATGCAGATATTTCCGTAGCTTGTACTCGCCCAGCGCATGGGCGGCAGTTCCCTCCTCGGCATACACCGAGGATTCATTTGGAAAGTTCTGCTCCAGCCTTGCAGATGGCGTACAGTTCAGCCACCTCTTCGAGCTGGAAGCAGAAAGGATTGCATGTACCTCCGGCATGATGACCTCCCTTAAATCTGGGAGACATCTGCCAGAAATGCTTCGTACTTCTCTGCAGGCAGGTCAGACAGCTGGGCCACACCGTAGGTCTTCAGAAGCTGACCGATCTTCTCGTTGTTATCACGCTTCTTCTTGATCTTGGCGACAATGACCGCCGTGATCTCGTCCTTGGTGATCGTCACTGCAGACTGTGTTTCCTCTTTGGCAGCAGGTGTGCCCTTGTCCGTGGTTTTATCGGACGGTACTTCTTTTTGGCCGGTATCTTCTTCCCACGGCAGCGCATCCGCATCATCCACCGGATGCTCACTCTCTGCGGTTTCTGAACTCTCGGAGTTCACTGCTTCCTCCGCCTCGTCAGGGTCTTCTACCACAGGCACCTCTGCGGCTTCCTCGATGGCCGAAGTAGCCGTCTCTTCCACCTTTTTGGTTTTCTTGACCGGCTTCTTACGGGGATGCGAAACCGCCGGGCCTTTCTTTTCTGTTACCGGCAGTACCGGTTGCTCTGCCACCGGAAGCTCCAGCTCGTCCTCCGTCTTTGCATTTGCCGCCAGCATATCCAGCTGCTCGGATACGCCGGCAAACATCTGCGCCAGACCGTCAAAGACCTCGACCAGACCGTCCACGACTTTTTTCGGAGCGTTCAAAGCGTTCAGTTCGTCCATCATGCGTTTGCCTCCTCTCCGGCTTCTTCCTCATCACCCCACAGGTCATCCAGATAGTCAGCCTGTGCCTTCAGGACTGCCAGAATGACCTTCTCGCACAGACCGGTTTCTTTGTGGATACGCTCCAGCATCTCATCGAAGTCGATGTCCTCTGCCGGGTCGTCTGCCTCTGCATCCGGCTCCTGACCGAAGCCGTAGTTGTAAGAGGTCATGCGCTCATCCATGTGGACATGCAGGTTCTTGATGCTGAGCGAAAGGAACGGAACACCAGACGGGCGTGCCGGCATCGGCTTATCCTGCTCCTGAGTTTCCGTTTTTTCCTCTGCCTTGGCAGGAAGCGGAACCTTTACCACCTTGGCGTCCTTCAGCATCTCGCTGATCATTTCCTCCAAAGTCATGCTCTTCTCGTTCTTATTCTCCATTGTCTTCCTCACTTTCTGCAGCTTCCTGCTGCTCTTCGGTTTTATCTTCCATTGGTATGTGATACTGCTCGGAAAGTCTCTTCAAAAGCAGCTCGACCATGCGTCCCGGCTCCGGGAGATTGCAAACGGGCTTCTTCAGCTCATGTGCTCTCTTGATCTCCGCCGCCATACCCTCGGATATGGTTTCGCCGAATACCCACACTTCATCTGCTGCTTCCAGCCACTCCATTCCAAATCGGATTCCTGTTGCGCGCTCCTGTGCATCCTCATCCTTTAAGAACTGAGTAAAATACAGATGCGGAGCCAGTGGCAGGACTCCCATTGTGGCAAGAATCCTGCAGGCCGTCTTTGCCCTCTGGATGTTTGCCTCCATCTGTGCCTTCCTGCACGGCGAGTCATTTGCAGTCGGCCGGTACGGCGAGCAGATAAAAATCTTCTTCGGTGCCGATGCCAGCGGAAAACCGCCGGGTGGACGAGCCTCCTTAGAACCCTCTATCTTGGCGGTTACATTCGCCTTATTCATGCTTTCTGCATTCATAGGTTTTTCCTCCTGTCGATGTACTTGAGAGGTGGCCCTCTCATAAAGACCACCGTTTTGGGGCAAAAGTTAAGTAGTTCTTCAAAAACTTTTTCTCATTTTTTTGAGAGCACCCTTCATCGCATAATGGACAGCCGGTTTTGTTATCCCCAGCTCTTCTGCAATCTCCTGCAGCGTCATACCTTTATAGAAGTAAAGCTGGATCACCTCTGTCTGACGCTCAGTGAGCTTGCTCATAGCCGCATACAAACGGCGAAGCTCCCTGTCAGCCAGCATCTCGGCATTGTCTTCATCCAGAAAATCCACCATAACGGCTGCAGACCAGTCAGAGCCGTCACATTCCAGGGAAACATTTTCTGAATCTGCCACACGCTTATTCAGGTTATGCTCCATCCGACGCTCACCTTCCATCAGCAGACGGACACTCCACTCAACATCCTCGAATGCTTCTGCCGGGATCACCTCGTAGGTCCCATCCGTAAAGTCATAGCGGTAATCGTTGCAGCGATCCACTGCCATGACTGTATGTGAGCCATCCACCTCATACACCGCATAGCCATTCTCATAAGCAGTCAGCTTTGCTCCATTTACCATTGTCTGTGCCACTGCCACCGGCTCCTTTTCCATAAGGGTCTTAAAGGTCGGAAGTTTCTTTTCCACCACAGTATCGATCTTTGTCTTCAGCTCACGCAGGGTGATATGTGCGTTGAGAGCCACCTGCTCTGCAGCCTGTGCCGCGCTTGCTGCCATCTGGCTGACTGCCACCTGCGGTTGATGGATCTCCATCACACCTACTCCACCGTTGATTGCTACTGCTCCAGTCATCATGTTCATCATTGTTTTGTCCTTTCCCCCGGACTTCTGGGAGGGAAGGATACTGAAAGCTCTGGCTTTGAAGAACATACATGGCAGATTCGCCGCATCCTCATGAAACGGACAGACTCTGCGGTCAAAAGGCGCAAAAAGCCCGGTTCTAAAGAAGGTTAGAATGATCCCATGTTCAGTCCTCCAGCTCCAGCAAATAGCTCTGCTGTGCTGTCAGATTGCTTATGGTATCCTTCGCCTGCTCTAGAATCGGGCTTACGATATTTTTTTATTTGTCCGAGGTACTGCCGACAGGTGCTTTCGTTTTGGCTCTGTGGGCTTGTCCCTTGAACTGACTATATGATAACAGGATGAGCAGGGAACCACCTCCCCTGCAAATAGGAATCCGGCTCTCAAAAATCCACATATTTGTAGATTTTTCTATCGAGCTTCTAAAAATGGGCAAAAAAATCCACACCGCCGTTTCTTCTCGACCGTGTGGATTATATAGCCATCTTTAATGATTCGTTCTGTGCCATCATACGCGCCATTTTCAGCAGCATCTCCTTGTTCTCTGCATTCAGTCCTGAGAACAGCCTGCTCATCTCATCATCTTCTGGCTCTGTATGTACCTGCACCCGCTCCGGCATCAATGAGTCAACCGGAACCTCCAAATTCTCTGCTATGTCGATGAGGGTTTGAACTCCCATCTCGACTTCACCTTTTTCATATCGGGAAATGACCTTGTTGCTACAACTTCCGCCCATTTCTTCTGCCAGTTCTTCCTGGGTCAGTTTCGCCGCCTTTCGTGCTTTCCTTATATTCTCACCAATGATTTTCTGGTCCGATTTCCAGACTTCTGCCAACAAGGTCACCCCCCTTCTCTTTCGTAAAGTAATAAAAAAAGACCGAAACACATAAAGATACAGGTCGTAAGCTATTTGCTCGACACTTGCTTCTCTAATGTGTTTCGGTCTTTTAAGATTGTATGTTCTTAAAAAGCCGTGTGTATCAGATCAATAATCATCCTTCAACCCACAAACGAGCGCACTACGACCTACATACCAGTTAATTTCGTCTGAACCCACGACATTTAGCCGCAGTTCCACTATTCACAAAATTGAATATCTAATTCGATTAATAACTAAATATGTAAAGTGCTTATGCACTGCTCGCCGGTCTGCACAACCTCCTATCTCTCAGACCCGGTCGAAGTCAAATTATTTTTCTGTACACCTCCTATGCTATTTCAAAATTCACTCTTGATTATTACCACTAACTCTAGTGGTATCTTTAATCATAGCAGATGTTTCGCCATGCGTAAATACCTTTTAGCAAATTTTGTCAAATAGCCAAGAAGCAGGTCGTTAGTTTATGCAAATCGCCAATAAGTTTTTTCCAGTTATCAGCAATTTCCACGTTGTAGGAAATTCCAAATCAGCATTTTCCCCTCGTAAACGAAAAAAAAGAGCCGAAAATCATGGTTATACAACCACAATCCTCGGCTCCTTTTAGCCCTTCATCGAATCCAATTACCCGACGGATATTCTCTTCTTCACCTCATACACAGCCAGCCTTCCGTTGCTGCGCAGCCTGATTTCAGCATCATTACCTCTGCGCGTAATTTCCCGGACTGTTTTCATGATAAGCGCATCTTCGTTCACTACGTCGGCATTCATATCATGTAAATCTTTCGCCTGTGCCGCCATACAATTTTCAATCATGTCTTTCTTGCGCTTGAGTCTGCTGCTTCCACACTCAGAAATCACTATGCTCATCTCCCATCTTGTACCTTAAACACTGACTTCTCTGTTCCGTCGATTCGCGGAATGCAAAATTCATCTTTCACACATCGGTTCACCGGGTCGATTAAAATAAAGGAAAAATAATCCCTTATTTTGCAGCCAGCATAATACTCTCTCGCCTGTTCAATCATAGCTACATGGTTTACTACTACTGAAACCTTAATGCCATGCTCACGAGGACTCTCCATATATGCCATCGCAAACAGCTGATTCATCTTGCCAATCGTACCCCTTCCGATTCCCGCTGTATAAGATTTACACTCAAACAGCCATGTATCAATGCCTTCTTCTAAAAGAGCATTTGTCCGAATTGCAAAATCAGCCCTGTACTGTTTGGTTCTTGGCCAGATTATATTTTCGTAGGAAACCAATTCTACAAAATAGCCGTTCATAAGGAATGCGTTCTGCAGCGTTTCCCTGTAAGTTTGCTCTAACATATATCCGGTAAGCGTCTTCGCTGCATTCCGTAAGAACGTATTTGATGAATTGGAATCTGGCTCAATATTCTGCTCTTCTGCGATATCCGCCAATCCAAAAACAATCTGAGATGGAGATACAACGGCTCCTTCTGTTCCAGCAGGAACAAGTTTCACCATTCCGTTTGCCGCCAACAGTTTCTCCAGTGTGACCCCACTGTTCGGATCTGCAGCCTTTGATATCGCCACCAGCACCTCATCAGAACAAGCCGTTGTGTTCTTCATATTAATAATACGGGAAATCGTCGATGTGTTTACCCCGCACTCATTCGCAAAGTCATTCATCGACCGTTCTCCCTTTGCACTCAGAACCAACTGACTCAGCACTTCCAGGTCAGCCTTTCCCGTCCGAATGTAATCAGGAAAAAGATTCGTTATCTTCTTTCTTCCCATCGGTGTCACACCTCCTCTGTTTATATAGTAGCGCCGTATTGCATGCTTGTCAATATTACGCAATGATTTTATTTTGTTGCTTTTATTGCGTTTCTTAACTTGAAGTTGCGTTATGCTAAGTCCATGTTACAGCCACAGTTACATCCCATACCATAATAAAAAGGAACAGAAGTTCATTTCCCTATTGACTTCTACAACTTCTTATTGTATTATAGGAACAGAAGTTCACGAACTGTTGTTCTTAGTATATAGGAACAGTTGTTCCTTGTCAAGTAGGCTTTACAAAAAACTTGCTGCTTCTCACCGGCCACTTTCCCTTCCGGCAAAAAACAGCAAAATATCCCACATGGAGGCATGACATGAAAAAAGATACGAACTTACTAGACACTCAGGATGTCCGGGCTGAAGCAGCCACTGCGCTTACACCGAATGCGACCAACGGCGAAAAGATCAAAGCTCTGCGAACCGCACAAGGTATGAGCATGGCCGAACTCTCCAGACGAGCATCTATGTCTGATCGTGCCATCCGCTACATCGAAGCCGGCGAGCGCGAACCAAGCGTGGACGCAATCCAAAAGATTGCCGCTGCTCTTAGTGTCACGACCGACTACTTTATGGACGATGCCACCTTCCAGAAGGAACTCAGCGATGATCAATTCTACGCTGATGTCCGTAAGAAGTATGGCTCCCGCGGTGTAGCGCAGGCAAAGAAAATAAAAGAACAGACCTCTGCCCTTTTTGCTGGCGGCGAGCTGTCCGAAGAAGATCAGGCTAATTTCATTAAGGAAATGGAAGCCCTCTTCCTTGACGCAAAAGAAGAGGCAAAAAAGTTTACTCCTAAAAAATATCTGTAATTGAATTGCAGAGGAAAGGAGTCGCCGTTGGACAACTTTGCTATTACTGCCGCCGACGCTGTAAGCCGCCGATACAAGAGCAATGATCCGGAAGCTATCATTGCCCAGCGCGCCATTAAGATTAAAGACATCCGGTTCTGCGAAGAGCTCCTTGGGTTTTACACGGTTCTTCTAAATTGTGAATACATCGGCATCAATCCAAACTGCTCAAAACAACAACGCAGATCTGCACTGGCTCATGAACTTGGGCACGCTATCTTTGACCGGAAACATGCGGCATCCGGTCAGGCTTTCCAAGATACATATTTTTATAGTCTCAGCAACGCAAAAGCAGAGCGCAGAGCGAACACATTTGCTGCTGAACTGCTATTGTCAGACGAAGATGTGCTGAAACCAATCGGCTTCTATGAATTTAACGCCGACAGACTTCAGATGGAGGCTTCTCTGCCAACCCACTGCTCCAGCACATACCGCGCCTTGAAATACCACGAGCTTCTTCAGGACTTTCAATACACGCATACGGGATTCGCCACCCTTGAGGAAATCGCACAGGTGGCTGGAATCGAAAAACACTTTGTAGATTTTAAACTGAACATTCTTATTGCAAAAGGCTACCAGCTTCCTGCTGTGCCAGAGCTTCAGAGCAACTTTTTGAAGGATTCCATGAAGAATTGCTCTAAATGTTACGATTAAACATGGAGGTGACTGCTTATGACAAAAGAACGAGTCTATGTAAAGGTATCCTCCGACTTTGATTCTACAGGCTATATGCAGCCGACATCAATCACATGGTCGGATGGACGTACCTTCCCAATCGAAACAGTGCGTGACTTCCGCCCTGCTGGGACTGCCGATAACGGTTACTCTGGTGACTGCTTTACTGTACTCATCCAGGGGCAGGAGAAGCACCTATTCTTTGAACACCTCGACTCACGCTTCAACGGACGATTAGGCCGATGGTTTGTCGAGAGAACCGGACATTAAAAGCATTATTATGAGAACACAGTCAGAAAGGAGGAAATTGCACGATGCAACGCACATATCTTGCGATAGATCTTAAAAGCTATTATGCGAGTGCAGAATGCGCCGCTCGACACCTCGACCCGCTTACTACAAATCTGGTCGTAGCAGATTCCTCCCGCACTGAGAAAACTATCTGTCTCGCTGTGTCTCCTTCCTTGAAAACCTATGGCATTCCGGGTCGCGCCAGACTGTTTGAAGTTGTGCAGAAGGTCAAGGAGGTCAATGCGAATCGGTTAAGGGAAGCGGTACGATTAAGAAAAGCTGTGTATAAGGACGGTAAGCCATCCTTCTCCTCTGCTTCCTATGATTCCTTATCGCTTGCCGCCGACCCGTCACTCGAACTCTCTTACCTTGTTGCACCACCCCGGATGGCATATTATGAAAAGGTGTCGCGGCAGATTTATGGCATCTATCTGAAATACATCGCACCAGAGGACATCGTGGTATATTCCATCGACGAGGTGTTCATCGATGCCACCTCGTACCTATCCCACTATAATATGACCGCACACGACCTTGCCATGACAATGATCCGGGAAGTGCTTTATACGACCGGCATCACTGCCACCGCCGGGATCGGAACTAATCTCTACTTGGCAAAGCTGGCAATGGACATCACTGCCAAACATGCTGCACCTGACAAGGACGGAGTCCGCATCGCTAAACTAGATGAAGAGAGCTTTCGCTATCTCCTCTGGGATCACAAGCCTCTCACAGACTTCTGGATGACTGGTCCCGGTACCGTCAAGCGACTAGAAAAGCACGGCATCCATACGATGGGCGAGCTGGCATATTTCAGCACCGTCAATCAGGATATCTTATATAATGAATTCGGTGTTGACGCCGAACTGCTGATTGACCATGCTTGGGGGCTGGAGCCCTGCGGTATGAAAGAAATCAAAGCCTACAAGCCCAGCACCAACAGCATCTCCGAAGGTCAGGTACTCTCCTGCCCTTACCCATATGACAAAGCAAGAATCATTGTCATGGAGATGGCTGACAGCTTAGTATTACAGTTGACGGACAAAGGTCTGGTTACGGACAGCCTGACACTGGATGTGGGTTATGATCGGGAAAACTGCGACAGCGGAAAATACAGAGGTCCGGTACACATCGATCACTACGGCCGCACTGTTCCGAAAGGTGCTCATGGCAGCACAAAACTGGATAATCCGACCAACCTCGGAAGCATCCTGATCTCTGCCACAACTGAGTTGTTTGAGAGAATAGCTGATAAAACACTGACGGTAAGACGGATCACAATCGCCGCCAACCGTGTGGTCAAAGACGAGGGCTTCTTCCAAGTCGACCTATTCACGGACACAACTAAGCTGGAAAAAGAGAAAAAGCTGCAGAATGCGATGCTGGGACTCAAGAAGAAGTTCGGTAAGAACGCCGTTCTGAAAGGAACCAACTATCTGGACGGCGCTACGATGAGGGAGAGAAATCAGCAAATAGGCGGTCACAAGGCTAAGTAAGGAGGGAGAACATGGACTACAAGAACACACCGGAAGGCAGATCCGTCCAAAGTAAGTATGGCAAAATACTCCATGCTTCCCGCCCGGAACCGCCACATAATCATCCCCGGATGCCGATGTCCAATCGTGCTAAAATCTTCTCTCCGTTTGCCGCCTTGCGAGGCTATGAGGATGAGATTGCTTCTGAAGGCAGAGATCATCTCAAAGGAAACAGAATCGAGCTGTCTGAAGAAGGCAAGCAAGCCCTGAACCAAAAGATCAGCCAGCTTCGGAAGGGACAAGAGGTCACAATAAAATATTTCACGGACGGCTACTATGAAGATATAGCCGGAGTACTGGATGCTGTGGATGTGATAAACAAAGAACTACGAATTTACACAGGATTTATAAATGATACCGGAAAAGAGCTGCCGACCATTATTGCATTCGAGGATATCTTAGAGATTGGGGTGAATATGACTTGAACTACTACTTTTGCGACGCATGCCGCTACTGCTTCTCTGCTGATGAACTACCTGATCGTTGCCCTGACTGCGGAGCGGTAGCACACGATAATAAAAAGGCAGTACGGCCGGCGAGTAAAACGGAAATCGAGGAATTGCTCAAAATACAGAAAGAAGATAAGGAGGAAACACAAAATGAAAGCACATAAATATTGGTCACTTGGCGCACTTGCCTGCATGGCAGGATGCTTCTACACGGGCTGCAAAAAGCTGATGCAGGCTCACAAGTATTTCGCTTACGGCTCTCTGGTCTGCATGGGCATGGCAATCTACTCAGGCCACAAAATTGCACCGAAGAAGAAAAAAGCTGAAAAGCCTGAAAAATAAGAACACACGCCCTCGCCGCAACAAGCGAGGGCTTTTTTTGAACTCCATGAGTTCATTTTATTTCCGTCACAAACTATATACTTCTATCATAAGCCGAATTCCGACTTTCAGGCCTTCCTCAAAAGCGGTCTTTTCCCATGCACAGCACACCGTTCCCTGCCGGTCCATGATCTTCTCCCAAAGCGGAATCTTATCTCCGACGTAGTCATCTACGAGCCTATCCATTCCATCCAGCCCTCTCAGCCACTCTTCCAGTTCCTTTTCCTTGGCCTTTGCTGCTTTCCCGACAACTGTGTTTTTCTCTACTGGGTTGTTCTCCGTGTAATGCTCGTAGATCAGATCCAGCAGATTCTCCACTGGCGGGTAATACTCCGGCTCTGTTTTCTTCAAATACTCCTCCAGCATTTCCTTCAATTTTTCTATAATGCTACCATCCTTCCCAACTGAGATTCACATCCTCAGTTACGGCACATCTTACCGTAGACTTTTGCACATAGCAACCTATTTTTTGCGGTCTTTCGGATGCCCCATCTTCTCCTTCACTTCATCCGGCACATCGATCAATCCGAACCGATAGAACATCCCGTAGATGTAAGTCACTCCCCGGATATCGCCCAGAGCTTTCGGGCGGTCTACCACTTCTCCTTTAATATTCTTCAGCGCCAGCAGCACTGAACTCCACGCTAGACTTTTACTCTTCTCCCGGCGGTCGATCCACAGCTCTTTTGTGTACTCACCGTTCCTGCCTTTTTTAATTTCGTAAGAGAATGGCAATCCAGAGTAGGTTTTAAATCCTACCCCGGCATAAGACACAACCATGCCCCAGAAGTTTTCTTCTGTTGGCTCATCCCTCCACAGCTTCATTGCTCTATATCTCCGCTGCCGCTCTGCTCCGACACTGATCTTCCCTTTTTCTGCTGTGCTTGGGAAGTACACACCTTTCCGATATGGCAGGTACGAGGTGACGGAGGCTTTGGAAAGTTTCAGAGTGTTTGCAGTTGAGAGTATGGAGGTTTTGTAGTCTTGTGTTTCACGGTATTCTTGAAAGGTAGCTTGCACCTTCTCCGCCACTTCAGATTCATACACACCGGCCGTGATGAGCAGCTTCCGTACTTTGATTGGATTCATAGTTAGCGCATCTGCAATGGATCGGAGGGGGCAGTCCTCCTCATAAAGCGCCACAGCACTTTCCATCTGTTCTTTCAGATTCTTCTCGGCGTTGTATTCAGGCTTCAGCTTCTTCCGGCCGCCACCGGGTTTCCGGAATTTATATGCTCTTTTCTCTCCCATGATTATTCATGTAACTCCAGCGGCAGTCCATCCGGGTCATGGAAGAATGTCATCTTCTTGCCGGTGTAATCATCCACACGAATTGGCTCACATTCAATGCCAACTTCCGCCAGTTCTCTGACCGTCTGCTCCACGCTATCAACACAGAACGCAAGGTGACGTAGACCGCAGGCCTCCGGCCGGTTCACTCGCTTCGGCGGGTTTTCCTCAGCGAAAATCTCCAGTTCCGTGTGTTCATTAACACGAAGATCCAGCTTCCAGTCCTTACGCTCCGGGCGGTAGTTTTCTCTGATGACAGAGAATCCCAACTTGTTTACATAAAAACTCTTTGCGGCTTCGTAGTTAGATACGATGATTGCAATATGATGTATTTTTGATAAGTTCATTTTCTCACGCTCCATTTCTTTAAATTTTCTTCTTCTTTTATTTTCGTTATAAACTATACAGCAGCCTTCAAAAAATACCGAGTGAACTCCTGGAGTTCAGTTTGTCCACACGGCATTTATTTTTGTTATTGGTTTTCTTGTTTATTTCAGCTTTTCCAGAATCTCGTCCGCGCTCATGCCACTTGCCAGCAACTTCTTCAGCACAGCCTCTGCTTCGGTCTTCTTAGCCTCCTCAGCGGCCTTCGCCTCTGCCTTTGCCTTCTTCGCTTCCAGCGTTGCCACTTCTTTTTCGGCCTTCTTCAGAGCAGTCTTCTTCTCTTTCAGGTCAACCTTCAAAGTGTCAATGTTGGCAGTGATGGATGCGATTTCGGCTGTGAGTTCTTCCTTTGCGGACTGCTTTTCTGCAATCTGTGTTGCAAAATCTGCAATCACAGTTTTGGGCTTATTCTTGCTACCTTTAGTTCTAGGCATAGGACGCAAACCTCTTTCCAAAATTATAATCGTTTAAATCAAGTATTGTGTATGTAGAGAACAACATAGAAGTCTCTTTTTTAGTATATCACAAAACTATATTCTTTTACAGACGCTTTTTTGCCTTCATCACTGCACAATACATCAATCCACCTATCACTCCGCCGACTGTGTTATAGAAGATGTCTGATAGCTGGAATGTACCCAAGCGAAGCAATAACTGCAACATTTCAATGCTTGTTGAAAAGACAAATGCTATCTTACCGCTTTGCCACAGTATCTTCTTCCAACTGTTTCCTATCTTCTTTCCGAACGTCCACATCACTATAACTGAAAACGGCACCATCATGATCACGTTCTCGATGCACTCGGTGGTCAACTTCTGTTCGCCGTTCACGGTCTCCCAGATGCCCCAGCCGCCCATAACATCGGATAAAGGATTCATCCACAGCTGACGGTTTAACAGGGTTCGGAACAGAATAAGTGAAGTCACAAAGGCCAGGAAGAACAGTTTCCGAAAGAACACACTCTCCTTGAACTTTTGATACCATGTCATCATGGCAATCTTCCAGCCTTTTCCTGCTCCAATAGATTCATAAGCATAAAGATAGAAAAACATTGCGAGGAAGGAAAGAAAAAGCGAGAATCCAAACGGCTCATAGAGAGCAGTCAGGATGTTTGTGAGGATCTTTCCGAGTAAATCAATCGTTTCTTTCATCGTCGTTTACAGATCACTGAACAGGTCGGCCTTATACACGCCGTTCTCCAGCATCTTCTTGAAACTGTCCTTTACTGCTGCAACGTCCTCGTGATAGGTCATGCCGTACCAGGTGTCGTTGGTCTTCAGAACCTTCACAGACATCTTGCCCTGCTCCAGCAGTTCACCGATGAAAATTGGGATCAGATACTCAGCTTTCAAAGGATTGCCCGGAACTTCTTTCTCAAAGAACTCTTTGAAGCCCTCCTCCAGCACATCCAGAAAATCAGGAGTTAATCCCCACATGTTCATGGATACCAGAGAATTTACATCCACAGCTAAGCCGTCTGTTTCTGCCCCAGTTGCAGTTTTTACGATGTTCTTGGTTTCCACAACCTCAGTCAAATTGTTCTGATCATCCATCTTGCAGATGCCACGGGTCACACCGCCATTATCAGATAGCGTGTTCTTCAGAACGAAACCAGCCATGCAGGACTTGCCGCCATTCACCAGATACTCATGTA